CAAGTGAATCATTCTCTGCATTGAGATATGCGATGTTTACCTTTTGTTTGGTAATGACCGAATCTTGTTCCGCAATAATGATGGAATCCGAGTGAACAACCTTCAGTAATTGGCTAACTTTTTGCCTCGCAATCGCACCCTTGACAAGATAACTATTCGCAACCCGAAGTGTCACAGAATCTATGGAGATTGATTGCCCCTTCAAGCCCTGAAGATGTAGCATCAAAAGTATCAAGATAAATCGTATCATAGTGGTTCAGTTCTTTCAAAAGTGTGATTCGTTTGATCTTCTCTTTTTCAATAATCCTCTCGTGCAGTTCAACATTTAGTGGTTTGATATAGCGGACTGGTTCATCATAATTGAAGAACGCCCACAACCAACTAAACAGGAACAACGCAAGTATTGTGTAAATAAGGAGTGAGGACTTGGAAGTTGATTGCATAACCAGCGAGAATATCAGTTTTTGAATCGTAGAAAGGAGATGCGTTGCCGTTGATCACAATCTCAAAATCCTCATCGTTTTGGGTGTTGTCTTCAATCAACGCAAAGATGTCGGTCATAATCTGTGCAGTATCGGAAAGAACTTCAATGGTGTTTGATTCGCTTTCAAATACTCTGTCCATCACAAGCAATGCAAAGTTGTATGTCATCAAGTTTCCAGTTGACTGCAAATTGAAGCCATCTGGATACAACCAAACCAACGGATAATACTCAACATTCTCAACCGTCATATTTGACTGCTGACCAACGCCAAACTTGTGAACCATCTTATGGCTTTCGGCTGCCGTTTGAATCTTTTGAATTATTTGGTTTAGTGTCATTCTTGAGAAATTTGAGAAGTTTGGCTTCGTTGTTTTTTTGCCACTTATTTGTCCTCGTTGGGGAAGTCATAATTCCAAAAGCAATCTTGTGAAGTTGGAAGATAAATACCACCGACAAAAGCGGTGTTCTTTGGACGGATTGTATCAAATGTACTGCCGGGATTTAAGAACAAAGGATAATCATTGGTGTATGTGCGAAGATAATCCCTCAATCTGTTGGCATAGTATTCCGCTTTATCACGATAACGCCCTTCAATCATTGTCATTTCCTCAACTGATACCGCCCTTGCATTGTCACTCTCACGAGATGCAACCGATTTGTTCATCAATTTGAAGGTCATTGGAAGCATTGCTTCGGTCAATGTATAATACTTCAAACACGGTGCAATGTATGAATCCAAAAGGGTAGTATTCAACTGCGTTAATGTCCCAGCAAATGCCTGTACTTGCAACTCATTGTAGATGCCTGAACCAATCACATCACGGATGTAGATTTCTTGAGCTTCTTTGATTGCTGATTTCAACAATTTATCGTCAACATTCTCATTCAAAGGGGTGTTGTCTTTGAGATAAGTGGTTGAAATGAAATATACAAAATTGGTCATCGTTTAATCCTCCTTAATAGTTGTTGTTGCCAAATGTGTCTGCATTGTGGTGTGGTGATTCCAGTATCGGGGTTGGTATACCATTCACCTCTCCTCTTCCATACATCGTAACCAAGTTGTGCAGACATTGCGTTAATGTCCTCCCTTGAATACACACGATTGCTTTCCACGATTTGACGGCAGAAATCACGAGTGGTTGGGATAACCAAAGTACCTTTGATTCCAGCGGCTAAAGCATACCCATAACGAACCACAATTTCGGTTTGCAATCTCTTTACTTCTTCAACTCCTTTCGGTGTTGTTTCCAATCCATCTTCGTATGATTTGATCAACTCCGCTTTGGCAAGTTTAGCAATGGCATCAGCGACAACCTTCGCATCCAACTTGGTGATGTTCACAATGTCTCCAACTTGAAGACCTTTGTTCTCTTTCAACACATTCAAGATTGCAGTTTCAACGGCATCCACGAACTCAAACTTGTACGCTTCAAAGTTGTCTGCACTCTCTCCATATTGTTGGAACACCTTGATGTCTCTTTCATCATCCCAGCCAAAGGGATTTTGTTTTGATAGGGCAACGGGTGCAGCGGATGGCAATGAATCTCCTCCGGCAATCGGTGGAAGATTTGCCAATTGGCGTTTCTCGTTGATGGTCATATTGGACAACACATTGTTTGCAACCAACGGACTCAAAGCATTGATGGCATCGTTCAAAGATGATTGCTTCACATCGGTAATCAATGGCAATCCAAGTTCCTTTCTTGCTTCTTCGTTTGTGATAACTCCAGCAGTAAACAAAGCCTGATAGTCAAGACCGATAGGTGGTTTGTTGATGGTTTCTAAACGAACAGATGCGATAGGTTCAAGCAAGTAAGCAAAGGTATCATCAATCTTTTGTTGACGGGGTTCAATGTAGGCGTGATGAAACATCTCATAGGCTTCAATCAACTCGCTACGACCACCTAATTGTCCCTCTACACGCACTCCAAACAACATTGGAGAGTTGACCTTGTGTGCAACAAATATCTCTTGTTGTACGGTCTTATTTAACAAGTCAAATTGCTTGTCAAAATCCGATGGCTGAAGGTTGTTGATGACTGATTCCTTCTCTGTTGGATCGTTGTATTGGATAATTAACCCACCGGCATTGTCCGTGCCTTGATAATTCTCTTTGAATCTCCTTGCAGTTGCACGAGCTTCTTCAGGTGTGGGAATTCCTTTGAATAACTGGATGTGAGTTTGTGCGGTGAATCCGTTCTTGATGCTATTCAAATAATAGTTGGATATCTCGGTGTCAACCTCAATGTATTTTAACGCACCAACATAATCAGGCAAAGGATATTCGCCTTGTCCGGGGCGGTAAAATTGGCAATAATATATTTGCTTGGATTCCCTTGTGATTGGGTTGTATGGTTGATAGTGGATTTTCTCCGCTTTGCTATCTGTCCAGTCAGCACAATACACGAAATCACCTTCAAGACCTTTGCGAATGTCTTTGAATGGAATGTGATAGAATTCCGAAGGTGCGGTCTTTGCCTTGTTCCAAATCACCTCAACTGCAAAGCCGTTGAATAACTCGGCATCGTATGCAACTTTGGCTTTGAGTTCTTCGTAGGTCTCGTAGGCGTTTATATTTTTAAGTTTGGCTTCGGCTTTTGCAATCTCCTCCGTACTTGAACCAAATACCTCTGTACCTATCCCGGCAACATAAGATGCTTTGGCAGAAACGATGGCATTGTGTTTGGGTGATTTATTGAATAACTCAATTAGGAAATCAGGATAGAGATTGTCAGCACCAAAAGTCACGAATCCCTTTGCTTTGTTCTCTTTGAAAACAGGCAGTTTGTTATCGTGAAAGTTTAATCTTTGGAATATCATCTCTATCAAATAGCAATCAATCTTTTTTGTTTGAGAACTTGTCAATAGATGTGAATCCAAGACAAGCAATCACGATGAATTCCACCGCAGTCACCAACTCTGGAGATGGTACGATATCAGCAGGAGACAAACTATTGTGAGCCATAGTACCAAAAAGTACAAAAGCACCGATGATCCCAACGAATCTTTTTGAGGACATTTCTCCTTTGTCACCCGTGAAAATTTCTAAAAGTTTTTTCATAAATCTTTGCTTTCTAAAAGTGTATAAGTGAATGAATTGCCGTGCAATGTGGCAGCCTTCTTGACTAAAGCCATAAACTCATCAAACTCTGCTGACTTTTTAAACACCTGACAACCCTGACTCCAATTCTCAACATAGGTTGAATCTGCCCCAGCCTTGTGGATATTGATTCCGTAGATACCTTCGGTGATCAACTTGGTATCGTAGGTCATATCCTTGTTTGCATCTCTGTAAACCTTGACGGGTTTGGCTTGTTTTAAGGCTTCGTATTTACCTTGATGCAATCCGATGGCGTGACTGCCACGATATTGTCCGGGAACTAAACGAGCAACGCCTTGAGCATTGTGAAATTCCTTCACTCCCTTTGTGCCGGGATCAGTTGTCGCAGCCCATTTCTTAAAATGCCACACATCTCCGATTTTGTAACTGACGGTTAACAAGTCATCAAAGACATTTGTCACTTTGCTTCCAGTATCCGAATTGCGAATGCCGATGATATTGATGTTGTAATCCCCATTTTCAAAAAAGGCATATCCTTTCGCCTTCATTGCTACTTTGATTTTGTCTATCATTTGCCTTGTCCTTTATATGGTTTTGAACTCTTGTGTTTGTTCTTGTGCTTGGTATGTCTGCCCAATTTGTTTTTGGGTTTAGAACGGAATGATGTGATGTTTACTTTTGTTGCCATAAGTACATTCTAAAATAGTCAAACTCTTCCTTTCCACCTTCGGAAAGATAGTTCAAATACGCATCATAGATCACTCCTTTGAACTCAATTGGTGTGGTTGTGGTATCTAATCCAGCACCTACCATCTTGACGGCATACACCTCCATTTGGTCTTGAACAACTTGCATCTGTTGAACCACGGCTTCGGCTTTCTTTTCAGCATTCACCACCGCTTCTTTCAATTCGGCTTTTTCTTGAACTTTGCCTTCAAC